TTTAAAAAATCTAAAAAATCTGCTTCCAATAAAAATCCTACTTGGACAAGAAATGAAAGAATTGTAGTTCTTAAACATTATTTTGATGCTGAAAATCCAATTGAATTATCTAAAGATGAAAAAATAGTTGATAAGGCAGTAGATACAATTAAAAGAGGTAAAGATGTTATTCTTGATACAGCTACAAAAGTAAAAGAAAAAAAAGAAGAAATAATACCAGAGGGTTCAGTTGGTGACACAATTATAAAAGAAGGTGGTAAAGTTATTGGAAACGTAATAAAAGGAGAACCAGAATTTCAATATGAATTTGATGCACCTTGGGGTGGAACAGGAACAGTAGAAGTAAGCCCATCAAATAAAAGTGGTGGTGTTTTTATAAAATGGAATTTTTAAGGAGATAAATAATGTCAATAGCAACAACAGGAATGATGAAACAACAACTAATGAAAACACCATTAGACACTACACCAGAAGCAGGAATGGAAGGTGGCGTAAATAGACCATCAATTGTAGCTGATTTAATGACAGCAATGAAAGATTTAGATTTTAGACAATTAATGGAGCAATACGCTGCAATGTCTGGGCAAAATACATCTATATCTACACCTCTTACAGCTCAAATGATGCAAGAAGAACAACAAGGAAATTTTCAAACAGGCGGAGATGTTATGCAAGGTGAATCAAATATGCCGGTAATTAACCCTAATCAAATGCCAAGCTTACAAGGAACATATTCTAATATGCCAGTATTGCCAGGAAATCCAAATCCCCCTGGAATAAATAAAGAAGATATTATGAAACAAAATATGGGATTAATGCAACCAATAGATATATAATGCCACACGTTTCTGGTCATAAAGAACAAACAGGATTAATGTCTAATCCTTATCAGCAAGCTGCTGAATCTATGAAATCAGTTGGTATTAAAAGTTTATCGGGAGCAACTACATCTAGTCCTAAAGGGCAACAAGCTCAACAAAAACAAAGAGAATCAGGATTTAAACCTATTAGGGATTATAATACAGGCCCAGTAGGTGGTAGTGGTAATGGTAGATGGAATGCAGGATGGGATGACGATAAGGAATCAAATGCATGGGATACATTAAGAGATGAAAGTAAAAATAAAAATAGAATTTTAAATGAAGTTGTATCTAAATATAATGAATCGTGGCTAGGTGCACATAATGAATGGGGGAATTTTGAAGATGATTTACCTATTACACAAGCAGCAAAATTTGGTACTAATTTTTTATTAAGAGCTACAGCACTTCCTTTTGAATTAACTACTGCTAAATTTGTAGGTGACCCTGCAGCAAATATTTATGAAGGATTACAAGAAGCAGGATATGTAGACCCAACAGGTACTAAAAAAACTATTAGTGATAAAGGTATATTTGGAAAACTTCCTATTGGTGGTATGGAATATGAACAACCAAGTCCAGTTGAATTTGGCAGAGGTGTTAAAACTACAGCAGAAATAGGTACAGCCATAGCATCTGTTCCAAGTTTACTTCGTTTAGGACTTACTGGAGTTAATAATTTAAAAACATTATTTAATACAAATCCAAAATATACATATCATCAGCAATTTTCTCAAATACCAGAAGGTCAATTTGCTATAGCAGATGACTTAAACAAATTTGAAAAAACTGCTAATAAAGAACTTGTAAAAATAATAAATTCTAATACAGATGAGGGAAATATTATTAAAAATATAATTATTAATTCTGATGATTTAGTTAAAAATAAAATATTTTATCATGGAACAAATAAAAATTTTATGACATTTGATACATCATCTAAAATATTTAGCCCACATGCAGGATTTAATGGTGTAACAGACAGTATAGATACTGCTAGACATTATTCACAAATAAAAATGGCAGATTTGCATGGAATTTCAAAGTTAGATGATAATGCATGGGAATTATCACTATTAGAAGAAAGATTTGAACAGCCAAAAATTTTAGCTGGTATACTAAATATTGAAAAAGGTAAATTATGGAAATTATCTAATCAAAAAGACATTGAATTAGTTGCATGGCTAGAAGCTAATAATCCAAAAAGTGTTTTTAAATACCCTAATATATCTAAAACAGAACAATTTAAACGAAATGTAGAATTTTTAAAAACAGATAAAGACCCTTGGGAAATGATTGAAAATAATATTAACACTTTACAAAAAAAATATAAGTATGAAGCATTTCAAACAAAAGAATCTTGGGGAGATTTACCTGGAGAAAAAATTAATATTATGTTAACAAATCCAGAAAAACAATTAGTTCCTATTTACAATCCTAATAAAGAAATTCTTTCTGAAAAGGGATGGGCACATGGTTTTAAAGTAAAGGCAACAACAAAAGGAGAATCTAATCCACCAAAAGAAACATTTATACAACCAAGAAATTGGGAAAATATAAATGAAATTGAAATTGCTATGTAATTAAATTTGTTTAAGAAGTTTATTTAGTCGTTCATCAAAATTAACAGATTCTGCCATACAATGTTTTACAATAGAAGATATTATATATTTATAGTGAGTGTCATTTAATCGTTCAACTATTTTTTTTGGATTAGGATATTCATGATTTATAATTAAATTACCATCGTTATTAATAGATACTACAGTTTTAAAAAGGGGAGCCTCGTGCTCCCTTTTTTTATTTTGATTTTGGTTTGTCATCTTGCACAAAACTTGGATTTATTTTAGGGTCAAGTTTAGGTAACTGTGCTAAAACAGCTATTGCGGGTGCAACTTCTTGATAAGGTCGTGTATACAAATATTTTAGTAAAACAGTTCTAGTTTCTTCTGTTAAAATATAAGTATTTATTTCTTTCTCCATTTTATTTCTCCTGCTATTGCACTGTATGCAGACATATCAATGTAAGTGTCTTTACTAACTGCCCCAAGTTTTGTTCTTGCAACTTTTAATAAAGCCATCATAATAGCTACATCATGTGCTTCAATTTTTACATCTAAGTATGCTGACCACAACTTAGCGATATTATTATGGTTTTCTACTTTATCCCCATAATCTTTTTGTCTATCTGTACCAACTAATCTAGTAGCTTCAGATAAAATTTCTTTTGTTATCATTTCTTTTTTGTTTTTCTAAATTTTCTACCTACAACAAATACTATACTATTAATACAGGTATTTATTGTAACCATAATTAAAATCCACCATTGCCAAAATTCTACACTCATTAAAATTCGACACTTACATTAAAGGATATACTTCTTCTTATACCTTTACCTCTAAAGGGATATACTTGATGTAATAACCAATTAGGAAAAACAAATAACTGACCAACGTGAGGTTTTATAGGATACTTAGGGTCTATCCACATAGCAGGATTACCATATAAAAATTCAATCCAACCTGCATGCTCTCTCTCTTTATCTTTCTCAACAGATTCTGGCATTTTTAACCAACCTGCTGCTGACAACATTCCATAATGCATATGAGGTGGATTAAAATCTCCTGCAATTGAATTAACAAGCCAACTATTATGCATAGCAACTTTTTTAATACCTTTTTCAGCAACTGCATTATCCTGCTCATCACCCTGTTTTAATTTTGTTTTTACATATAAATTAATACAAGCACCCATCCAATTAAATAATGATGGCAAATGTTCATTAGGTTTTTCATGCCATACATGGTCTTCAATTTTATGCTCTTGCTTAACATTACCTACAAGATTATCTGACCAATCTAATTGCTTAGATTTTTTATCACTTGCAGATATTTTATCTCCATATGTATTTAATAAGTCAATATAAGGTTGTGGAATTTGAAACTCCATTAGTATTGGACTAAATGGAGCATGTAGTGTTCCTTTTAATTTGTAATCTTTATAATTTTCCATTAGTTTAATTTATTTCTCCTTTTTTCTAAAAATTTTTCAAAATCTAAATTATCTTCAGATTCCATTTCTTCTCCCATAGCTAAAATACCTTCATCAAATACCATGTCGGGATTTTTTAAAGCTAATCGTAACATACCTCTAGCTAAAGTTAGACTTACATAATAATCATTAGTATGATATAAATGCTCATCTATAATACCACAAGAAAATCCTTTTTCTGTTTGTGCTATGTATACTTTAACAGGTAATATTTTTTTTGTAAATATTTCAGTCATTTTTCATCCAGTTTAAAAAATATTCTGCATCTATAACAACTAAAGGTTTACATTGATTCATTTTAAGAAAAACAACTGGTTCTAAATTTTTAGAATTATATTCTGCTTGACTATAATCTTTATATAGTTTTTTAAATGCTTCTTGATTTTTACATTCAATAGCAAAAGGGATAGACTTTTTTGCCTTATCAGACAATTTTATATCTACCCCCTTTTCTCCCATGATAGCACACACAACATCATTCTCATTAAGAGAGGGAAATCTTTTTAATAATTCATCACGAACCCAATTTTGTAATCTTCTACCTTTTGCTTTTTTACTTCTAGTTCTCATTATCCATTCGTGGATTATTAACTTCTGTATACCACATCCATTTAGGTGATTTACTTTTTGATTGTTGTTGAGGTAAATATTGTAAATTATCTCCCCAACATGATTTTTTATATGGGCAAAAACTACAAGCAAATCCTAATACTTTATTACCAGTAGGTTTTTTATAAAAATATTCATCTTCGTCTTCAAAACATCTTTTAAAAGGTTTATTTTCTTTTAATGCTTTTATGTTGTGTTTCGCTGTTGCTATGGCATCGTCTTTATAATGGGTTTCTTGTTTTGGGGTTTCTGTGACACACCATTCTCCTGTGGATTTATTAATAACAATCCATCCTGCGAAGTCACTTTTATCAG